ATCTGTGACTTTCTTTTCAACCCTGCATTGGAAGCGTAGCTTCTCCATGGCTTGATCTCCTTAAATTCTCGATGGGATGAAGATTGTATTGATCGACCCAATAGGTCGGTTGATCGCGTCTGCGCCACTTTTGATTCTTGGCAATTGCCACGGGAATCCAACCCTTCAAGACATAATTTGGGCTCTTGCCGGTGACAAGTATGGCGATGTCTGTATTGCGATCGCTGTCGTAGATGATGAGAGATCCTGCGTCGTACTTCGTCCATTTCACTTCGATGATTGAGCCGACATCGGCTGTTCGCTTGAATCGAGAAGCTCTTGGATTAAAGTCTTGAATGCCAAAATACTTCGCCACAGCAAATTCAGCACCAATCGACTCAGCAATTTCGAGAATGTAATCGTGGAAATTAAGCTGTTTGTTGTATCGGCTTGCATGATCCGGATGCCCGTCGATTTCTTCCACGCGCTCAATGGCGACGCGAGCTGCGTCCCATTCTTGCTCATGCGATATCTTCATTCTCATAAATGATTCTTATCCTCGCACTTCTTACAAATCCATTGAACGAGTCCGTCGTCTCGGGTGTATTCGTTGCACATGACATCTTCATCGCATAGATCGCAATTAGTCCATCCAAATGAACCGGCTTGAAATGTGTATTTGTGGCTCATTTGCATGCCTCACAAAACCAAAGAATTTTAAGCCCATCGTGGGTTTCATGTCGTCCGTAAGCTAGCGGCTGCCACTTTTCGCATTTGTCGCACCAATCGATTTCAAGCGGCTTTTGTTCTTTGATAACCGTGCCATCGACTTGAAATGTGATCGATTCGCCGTCCGGTTTTTGGATAAATAGTTCTCCCATGCTAAAGCTGCACTTTCCAAGTGCCATCGGATGCAAGCACATACCAAATCGGCGAGCATTGATTTGCCTTGACCTTTTCGGTGCAGACATGTCCGCGGTACGCCTTGCCTGTCTTGGCTGTGCCTTCTTTCAAAAGCATATGTCCATGTGCGCAGATTGGAGCTTCAGCGATGAGCTCTCCGCCAAGCTTCGATTCAATCTCTTGAACCGCGCTCTTGGCTGTTGTGAATCCTTCTTCCCAAATTGGCTTCGCCCACGGATCATCCTCGACAAATGCTTTCGGCATGTGCTCGACTTGATTCATGTCCTCACGGCTTGGCTTCTCGTCTGTACCTAAGACCACCGAAGCGCAGCGCCCAATCGCAGAGCTGACGGTATCTTCGACATACCATCGTTTCATTTGGGCGTTATATGCGCCGACCATTCCATGCGCGTAATCGATAGCCGCCGGCTTTTCATCTTCGTAATGACGATAAATCCTGCACTCGATTAGGATGAAGCCCTTTTCAGGCTGCCAATCGATGATCGATGTCTCGATTCGATTTGTTGGATATGTGGCGTGAAGTCTTTTGACCTTTTGATTGACCGTCTCGTAATTGTCTAGAAATCCCATTAGTCGCGGTACTCCTTAAGAGTGCGAGCTGCGATCTTGCCGCGAATAAATCCTTCTCGCTTGCCCTCTTTCATGCCTAAGCTGTAGCCACCGACAAAGCCTGTCAAGACGCCCAATAGCATCCACATGGCGACTTCTTGAAATGCGTACATATTTGCTCCCGTTCATGGAAGCGTGTCTCGCTCCCTGCCTAAAGAGTGAAGCAAAAGTCTGACAAAATCAAGATTCAGGCGTGGATTTCGGCGTGTCTTCCCCGCTTTTCGCCTTGTCTTTCAATCCATTGGATGCAAGTACAGAGCCGAGAGATCCTGTCAAGAATATCGTCAGGGTCGTGAGAAGCTCGATGAATGCTCGATCGTTGGGCGCTTGATCTCCAAGCGGCTGAGTCACAAAGATAAGAGCGTAAAGCATACCGGCGACGGAGAACATGAAAGTGAGCGCCAAAGCGACTCCGATGAATACGATGAGTCTTGCTTTTAGCTGCTCATTACTTAGTCGTCTTTGATGTAAACCCATTTGGATCTTCTCCATAGATGTCTTCGGTGCAGACTCCGGTCGCTTTGCATTGCGGCGGATTGCACTCCGGCTTATTCCAATTTTTAAATTCTTGGCATTCGTATCGCGTATAACCTTGATACACGCTGCAACCGCACAGCCCTAGCACAAGACCCATCGCTAAAGCTGTGCGGAGTAGCGCCCGAGTCACTTCCCCTTTGACCCGAAAGCTGTGTCATTGGGATTTAAATACCGCAAGACCACGGGAAGCACGGCAGCAAGCCCCGCTCCGGCGATAGCCTTTGGATCTGAATTCCCTGACATATAGACGGCAATTCCCGCCGCTAAGAATGAACGCGCCCAAGACGCTGCGATTGCTTTGAGATCTTTCATTTCTTTTTCTCCTTTTTGAGAATGGATTTCTTCGGCGCTGCGGCTTCGATGATTGGCAAGTCTCCCTTGTACGGGACATATTTTGGACGACCGAAGCCGACCACTTCTTTGCCCACGGAGCGAGTCTTAACCATTACCATTCCGCCGTTGCGCTGATCGCCGCTTCCGGATGTATTGCCTTCGATGGTCGTGATTGTCTTTCCATCGATTCCGACGACGATTCCCACATGTGAAATCCGATCGACTCCGTCATGTGGAAAGTCCATGAATGCAAGATCACCGATTGACGGCGTCTCACTCCATCGAGAAATCTCTTTGAATTTATGAGCTCCCACAGCTGTCGAGACAACCGAGTGAACCTTGACTCCTGCCTGTGCAAGTACCCAATTGCAGAATGATCCGCACCAAGGCAGCCCATCGGCTTTCGTAAATTTGCCGTACTTCGTGAGATTGTCGCCTTCTTCAATTGTGCCGATTTCAGCTTTTGCAATTTCTAAAGCGAGCGCAGCTGTGCCGTTTGGATATGTCATGCGAGCAATGCTGCCGCTTCTTCAGCTGTGAGCCCTAACTTAGCCAAGACAGCTTCTTTCGCGTCTGCTTTAGCTTGCAAGGCTGCTTCTTCTGCTTCTTTGGCTTGGATATTGGCAGCCCATTCTTCAATGCGCAGATTGTACTCTGAAGCCGACAATTCCACTTCTTCACCATTGTGGAGCTCAACTATCTTTGGATAGTCTTTTTTAAGATTTGATTTGATTTCGCTTAGTGTCATTATTTTACCATCCCGTAGATTGAGACTGTTCCCGTCATTGTTCCCGACGCCGGAGAAATTCTGATTCCGTCAAAAGAAGTCGTTGCTGAGAAATTGCCAACATGATAACGAAGATTTGGAAATCCGTCGCTGTTGTTAATGATCAAAGATTGAGCGCCTGTTGATACGGATTCGTATGGATTTTGCAAGAAAATCGTGCTATTGCATCGAGCTGTATTCTGTTTTGCTAAATACAATCCGCTAGTAATCGGACCGTTTCTTGAAGCCGAATACGAAGTCCCATCTGCTTGAAATTCTTGTGTGTAATAATTTGAGTTCGTGTTTGTCGTGCCGCCTGTCCTAAATTGAAAATAGATTTCGGCATTTGTTGATCCGGTTGAAGTGATTAAGATTTCATAGTTTGTATATGTTGATGAAAAAATGCTGTCGATATTTACTCCGCCGGATGTCGAAAAGCTTGTCGTATTGATTAAGACGCTTCCGCTCGTTGTGCTTGCTGTAGCCCATTTTAGACCCGTCGCAGCTGTTGAGTCGGCTGTAAGAATTTGACCATTTGTACCGACCGCTAGTCTTGCGGGAGTATCAGAGCCGGTCGCCGTAATAAGATCGCCTTTTGCATCGACGATCGTGTTTTGAATTGCATTTGAATCATCTTGAGCGACCCAAGTGAAATCGAGATCTGTTCCCGATGCTTTTGAAAGCACTTGTCCGGTTGTGCCACCTTTAAGATCCACGAAAGAAGCATCGATGCCATCTCCCAAAGTCTCGATTGCCGTCGCTCCATCTTTGACCAAATCGGTCGAAGTGGGAACTGTCCACCCAAAATTCGGCGTTGTCGTTGCCATGTTCTCTCCTTTAAGCGACGATGAAAGCGTCGTCCCATATAAGTGTATTCGATAAGGTATTCCAAGACTCCGCGCCACTCACATCGTTCCACTTCATTGCTTGAAGCGAAAATTCGGTCGGCGTCAGATACATGGAAACTGTCAGGGAATTGATGCCCGCTTGCATTTGCCAGCCTTCGACGAATCCTTGAAATCTCGTTCCCATATTGTTGGGCAAATTGTTGATTGTGACAGGCATACCCATGAAGACATTGAGCAGATTGTCTCTGTCAGAATCGTCCAATTCAGGCGATCCGATAGGGAATGAAATCTGATTGAAATTGGCTCTTGGATAAGCTCTCAAACCGAGATAAAAAGCCGCTTGCGATTCAGCATCCACCTGATTGTGAAGAGTCGTTTGGATGGATTGAGCTAAAGTCCCATAGACATCGATGGAAGCTTGCTCTGAATCCGAGACTTGGCTTCCGTTGCCGTATTGAATAGTGATGGAATTTCGGACATCGCCCGATCTAGTTGCCAGCTGAAGACCGGATGCAAATGCGTCATTTGCGCTTAAATCGACATAAGAATTTGCCGCTAGATAGACGCTTCGATGGGTGCTGTCGGCGTAGCTGATTTGACCGTATCCATTTTCATAAAGATATCCAAGACCCGAATTTGCCAAAGCTGCGACCAAAGAATAAGCGTCCGTCACATCTGCCGATCTAGCGGACAATTCATAATTGCCTTCGTCAATTTCTCCAAGACCAGAATTTTCCGCGTTTGCCCAAGTCGTCGTTGGATTGTAGCCAGCCCAAGTCAGCGCAGCCGGCACTTCATTCCATGCTCCGAAAAGAATGCCCGCCAAAATGTCATAAATCTGTTCCCCGTCTAATTCTTTGCTTAACACGCCTTCTGTGAGCACCTTTGGAAGCCTTGAGAGAGCCCCTAGAGCTGTGATTTGGATTGTCTGAGTCACTCCAATCGACCCACCCGATTGGACGCCCACGATAATGTCTGTGATTGATCCGCCGAAAAGAGCAACCGGATCACCATTTGAATCATCGACGAATACTGTGACGCCTGAATTGATTGTGGGATCAATGCCTGAATCGTCTAAATTGATGAGCGTGAGATTGCAATATCCGGCGATGGCTTGAGTGTAAATGTCATTGCGTCCCGAGCTTAAAGTCATGTTTGCAAGAGTCACATTTTTGTATTCGACTCCATCGATTTCAATGCTCCAAGTCGGTGTCCATAAGCTCATACAAAAGCCAATCGATTCGCTCCAAGTGTGCCGCGAGCATTTGAGCGATTGAGCACATCGACGATTGTGCGAGCTGTGCCTTCCGCGTCAATTGCTCCGTTTACCGTGATATTGATCGTCGAGCCGCCCATTGCTCCATTTGGCACAATCGTGCCGTTTGAGCTTGGGACAAAGAGCTCCGCGCCTTTCTCGCCTACGACATAGGGAGTCCCTGCCGACACAGATCCACCATTGGCACGGAAGCCGCCAAATGCGCTTGAGATAACTCCTGCAATGCCTTGAACGGCGGGATTGTTTCTGACCAAGTTGATCATGTTTTGAATTGATGAGACGACCGAATTGATAATTCCAAATAGTGTTTGGAAGCCGTTGATGAGTTCGCCCACGACATTGATGATCACTCCAAGAGCGATTCCAATTCCTTGAATGGCAAGCTTGAAGACTCCGCCCATAAATGGAGCAACAAAGTCTTTCAAAAATGTGAATAATGCTTCAAATTCTTCTTTGTTACCCATAACCGCTTTTTTGATTTGGTCAAATGCAAATCTAAATCCTTGCAGCACCGGCAAAAATATATTTTTAACGAGCTCAATGTAAACCTTGAAAGCGTTTGTCAATCCATCTCTTCCGCCGACTGAGTCCATAAATTTAGAAATTGCGGGGATGACCGTATTCACGATCGTGTCAATCATTGGAGTGATTGCGTCGAGTACAAATGAGCCGATTGTCTCCTTGCCTTCATCGATAGCCACTTGGAGACGAGCCATTTTGCCGGCAAATGTGTCAGCTTGAATCGAAGCTTGCCCGCCGAAAGTCGTGGCAAGTGAAGCTGTAATTTCATCGAGAGACATCGTCTTGAGCTGCGCGGCTGTAAGTCCTACGCCTAGTCTTGAGAGCGCTCCTGTATTGCCTTCGGCTGCGCGAGCCATTGCATTGGTCACAGCTTCGAGAGATTTACCCGATCCGGCTGAGACATCGAGCGCCACTTGCTGAAGCTTGAGAGCCTCTTCAGAATCCTTCGTCGCGCGAACAAATCTTTCAAAACTCGGACGAAGCTCGTCGTCGGTTTTCCCTGTTAAGAGAGAAGTTTTGAGAATCTGATCTTCGACGGCTTTGATTTGTGCGTCGGTTGCATTGGTAACATTTTGCAATGTAGTCGCAAGCTTGGCTTGAGCCTGTTCATCCGCAATTGCAGACTCGACGCCTTGTTTAAGAAGTACCGCGCTATACGCGAGCGCAGCTGCGCCGGCGACGGCAAATGCCGCTCCTGCCGCCTTGCCAAATTTTCCAACCTTAGATCCAAAGCCTTCGACTTCATCGGTTGCACCTTTGACGCCGCGCTTGAGTTCATCGAAGTCAGCGTCAAAAGTAATCTTGACCTTTGGAATTCCCGCCATTAGTCGAGCCCCGCTTTCTTCACTACATCTTGAACCATTTGAGCATATTCACGCGCCACGATTGGCACATAATAATCAACCGCGGGAGTGATCCAATATCCGCGCGGATTCTTTGAAGCTTTGAATCTGTCTGTGTACGGGCGACCGATACTGTCAAGACCAGGGTGTGATCCAAATTCCGTTCCCCATAGCAATGCACCCGCCGGCGCAGCTTGCTGCCGCACTCTGTTGCCCTTGCCTGACTTTGAAGCTTCGCCGCCGTACTTCCGACCGACTTTCTTTGAGCCACCAATATCGACTCGAATCAATCGATCGCGCTTGGGCGTAATAGTTTGAGCGACAAGCTTTGTTTGTGGAGCGGGAGCGGATTGGCTAAACATAAGCAATTGTCCGGCAAGACGCTTTGAAAGCGGAAGAGCTTGAGATCTAATTTCATCCTGAGTCTCTTTGTCAAGAGCATTTAATAAGCCGATGAGATTGCGAAACTCCACCGGATCGACGGTGATATCGAATCGTCCTCTTCCGGCTTTATTTGCCATTTCTCTTCTCCAAGATCTCGATTGCTGTGAGTATCTGCTCCGCCGTATGCCACTCGCTCATTGGGATATTCGTCGCAATGGCGAGCTCGACAAGAAGTCGATTTAGGCTTCCGACGGCGTAGCTTTTGGGCTCTCTGTTTCTCCCGTTTGCACATCTGCGACGGTGTCGCACCATGCCTCGAACGGCTTGACAGGCTTGCCCGCAGCTTCGCGCTTCATGGAGTTGTACGCCAAGAAGAGAAGATCGGAAATCCCAATCTTTTCGCTCGCTTGCTGAATGCTGAATCCTGTCTTTTGTTCCCACTTTGCCCACTCCGGCGGAGCTGCCACATAGGTGACAGACTCTCCGGATGTGTATTCAATTGTGATTTGTGTCTTCATTTATTTGCTCCCGATTCTTTTGTTTAGCTAAATGTCTCGGTAGGTGTACCGACGACCTGAAATGACATCGACACAGTCTGCGCGTCCGGTGCTGATCCACCTACATTTGGAAATGTTGGCAAGATATTGCAAGCGAAGACCGCTCCGGTTGCAGCTGTGACGGATGCCGCCAAAGTTGTGTTTGGTGCTGACTCTGTAGCTGTCCAAAGTGATTCGCAGAGTGAGCCTGTAGCTCCCCAATCTGCAAGCATTTCGACATTGAGAATCCATGAATCATCGATTGCTTTATAAGCGCGTCCATCGAGTGTCTGATAAGTCTCGATGACATGGTCGGCTTCAAGTGAAATTGATGTAGCTTGTGCGTCGTAATTAACAGTCGCGATCGTCAAAACAAGATCGCGTCCGGTGATGATGGTCGTCGGCATGTTTACTCCTTAGTTAGTTTGTGTGTATTGGGTTGATAGTTGGATCTCGCAAGCGATGATTTCTGATCCGCTTGCAAGAGTCATTGGGACAGGATTTGACACGCTTCCCACGGTGTAGCCTGACGGGATAACCGCCAGAATGCTCATGATGAGTCTTTCGATATTGTCAAGAGAAGCTGCGTTTGAATATGGCGCGACTCCGATGGTAAGTCTAAAATTGATTTTGACTCGAGTGGATGTGCCGATGAGATTTGGCTCGAGATATGGGACATCCGGCACGATGGCGGCAAATGGCACGGACGGAGATTCCGGCACATAGTCGTACACATTGGCAGCGACGCTTGAAATCGCTGTTTTTAAAGTGCCGCGGACATTGACCGCGATTGAGGATGCGGGACTCATGCCAGCATTGCTCCGGTGTCCAAAGATTTGCCAAGAATTCCGATGACACGATTCAAAAGTGATCGACCCATTCTGTACGGGCTCACTTGGAAATCAATGCCTTCAATTTGTCCGCCGGCAGCTGTGATTGATTGGAAGACTTCGACCGATATGACGATGATGGCTTCATACACGGCGGGATTGGCTGCGTAGATCGTCGCTGCGTCTTTGCCTGAAAGATAAGTTTCTCCGCTAGGAATGACCGCGTTCATGTTGATGTCAGCGTTTGTCTTCGCATAAGAAAATACATATTCGCCGTCTGTGGCTGTGACTGTGTAAGTGCCGTTGAATGTGGCGTCCACGCCTGTCACGACAGCACTTGATCCCACGATGTAATTGTGCGGAGTGTTTGTCGTAAGTGTTGCCACATTTGATTGAATGCTGCGATGTGTTACAGCTGAAGAGTAAGAGACAAGAAGCGGCAAAATCGTGAGCTCGCTAGTGTCAATCACCTTTTGAAGATATGCGTCATTGTAAAGAGAAGAGCTCACGCCTAGCACAGAACGAAGTTCTGACGGAGTGACGATTGACATGAGCTCTTCCCTTTCTACTACTCGACCGCCACGGGAGCGCAGCGGTCGATGATTAGTGTGTCGTGATTACGACTTATTTACTCCGAAAGCGCCCGCGGCGATTTTTGTCGCCACAGCACCAAAGGAATAGACGCCCACAGTTATAGATCCGTCAGCTGTTGATTCAGCGCGTAGCTGATAGCTTGGGCTCTCGTACCATGTGTATGCGTCAGGGTTGATGATCATGATTGAATCATCTGTGTCTGTTGTTGCGGCTGTGTTAGCTGTAACAAAGAGATCAAGACCTGCAACGCGACCGCGGAGCGATGTTGGAGTTGCAATTCCGGGTTGATTCATTGGCTGAGTTACTTCGTTGTAGATCGGACGACCTGAGTCATTTAGACCCATGAGATTCGACCATTGTGAAGTATTTACCAAGATGTTGCGAGCGAATGGATTTGCAAGACCAGCTGTAGCACCATAAACAGATGCAGCGCCTCGACCAATAAAGGCGAGAAGCTCTGCGGCTGTTGGATATGTTGCGATTCCTGTCGCGTCAGCTGTTGCGCCGGCGACGAGAATGCTGTTTGTGTATGTGTCTTGCTGCTTCGCCATGGCTGCAACCATATTTGAGAGAAGCTCATTGAAAAAGACGGGCGATGTGCGCTGTAGCAATTCAACGGAGAATTTTTGCTGACCCGCGAACTTCTTGACATCGACTGAGACAAATGCAGAATTCTGATCTGTCTCTGTGAACGCTGCATCTTCGGCGACTGTTCCTACCGCGGGCGCAACTGTAATTTTAGGGATTTCGAATGTCATACCCGCGTCAGGCAATGCGCCGCGTGAGATTGCATCGATTGATGGACGGACAGTTGTTGAAAGTCCGTTGATTACTTCAGCAAGCTGACGAGTTGGTACAAGACCAGCGTTGTCGGTTGTGTTGTCTGCTGCAAGTACATATTGACGAGCGTCTTCATTGCCCATTGCTGCCATGATCTTGTTTTCAAGATACTTTGCAGCTGTGAGCTCAATGCGTGGCTTTGTGAATGTAGATGACTTGACTGATGCTGTTACTGACTGTGCGGCTTCGACCGTCTCGACGGTGTCCGCGTTTGTGACGGTGTTTTCCACTTCGTCTCCTTCTGTTGTTGGTGTTGGTGTTGCATCCTCTTCCGGTGTGGATTCGGAATCTTCTTCGCCTTCTGTTGCTGCGACTTCAGCCACTCGAGCGGATCGCACGGCGGGCTCTGATACAAGCGCGACGCCTGTGAGCTCTCCTGCTAAGACGCGCATCGTGCCGTCTTT